GATGCCTTGGTTTGCTACGCCATGGGATGTGGCGGCTAAAGGCTACATGGGCGAAGACATATACTTTTGCAAGTTATTGCGCGACAATCAGATTCCGTTGTATATTGATCATGACCTGTCCAAGCACATTGGACATATAGGAACCTGGGAATACAAGCATCAGCACACCTGGGCAATCCGTCCTCAAGAGGATGCTTACCGAGCATCAATCGGTCTTAAGACCGAACTTCGCAAAAAGGACGCTGCCTGACTATGGCGCTTGGCACTTACGCACAACTTAAAACGTCGATTGCCGATTGGTTAAATCGGTCCGATTTGACGTCTGTTATTGCCGACTTCATCACGTTGGCGGAAGCCGAGTTCAATCGAACCGTACGCGTTCGCCAAATGATTGTGCGTGCTAACGCCACACTTGATACCGAATACACGCAACTGCCATCCGATTTTCTGCAAATGGAAAATCTTGTTTTGCTCACAACAACGCCAACCAAATTGGAGTTCTTGAGCGATGAACAAAGCGATGACTTTTATACGCGTTACTTTTCGGCGGCTGGCACGCCGCGTTATTACACAATTATCGGTGACACGTTCAAGGTTGTGCCATCGCCTGGAACAGATACGACGCAGGTTCAGATGACGTATTACGGCAAGATCGCCGCGTTGTCTGATAGCAATACAACGAACTGGTTGCTGACCAAACACCCTGACCTTTATCTATATGGCGCACTATTGCAATCGGCGCCTTACTTGCAAGATGACTCGCGCATTCCCGTTTGGAGTGCTGTTTATGAACGTGGCATTGAGGCCATGAAACTTGAGCAAGAACGCGCCAATTACAGCGGAACAACGCCACGCGTTCGCGCCAAACCAATGGGGTAATCCATGGCTAATTCATTCTCCGACTATCTTGAAAACAAAGTCCTTGGGCATGTGTTTGGCGGATCGGCTTACTCAGCACCGGCCACCATTTACGTTGGCCTTTTTACCGCTGACCCTGGCGAGTCAGGCTCAAGCAACGAAGTGTCGGGCAACGGTTATCTGCGCCAATCCATGGCGTTTACGGTATCGGGATCAGCCGCAACGAACACATCAGCCGTTGAGTTTCCAACCGCCACGGGTTCGTGGGGAACCGTAACGCATACGGCGCTTTATGACGCGTCAACGTCGGGCAATATGTTAGCCGTTGGGCAACTTAGCGCATCCAAATCAATCGGAACCAATGACGTGTTTCGATTCAATGCCGGTGATTTCGACATCACTCTTGACTAATGAACGGTTACGGCGCTGGCGTTTATGGCATCAATATTTATGGGCAGGCAGCCTATAAAGATGCCGCCGTAGCTATTGCCGCGCAAAGCGCGACGGTTACAGCAGGGCAGCGTATTGGTTTAGGCATTGTTGCCATTGCGGCAGCATCAAGTGTTAGCCCAACGGGTCAGCGCATTGCGCTTGGTGCTGTGGCGGTTAGCGCAACATCAACGGTTAGCGCGTCAGGTTCAGAGGTTCACGAAGGTGCTGTAACAATTGCCGCCGCTTCAGCGTTATCGGTTGCCGCTAGCCGTGTCAGCCAGGGCGCTGTAGCGGTTGGCGCTGCGTCCGTTGTATCGCCAAGCGCTAACAGGATTGCATCAGGTGTTGTTGCGATTAGTGCGCAAAGTCTGGTTGCAGCCGCCGGTGGCGTGCGGCAACTGGCGGCGGTGACGATTACAGCAACATCAAGCGTAAGCGCAACGGGTGTTGAGAAATGGGAACCCGTTCCCGGTCCAACGAATAGTTGGTCAACGATTGTGGTGGGGCCAGCAACGTGGGATGAGCAATCCGACCCAACCGATACATGGGTTCCGCAAACCGTTGTGGCGCAATCCTGGTCTACGCAAACAACCCCAAGCAAATCTTGGACGCCACAAACGTCCCCTTATTGAGGTGAAACATGGCTGATACAACAACCACCAATTTGAGTTTGACGAAGCCTGAAGTTGGTGCGTCAACTGACACATGGGGCAACAAACTTAACACGAACCTTGATTCTATTGACGCTATCTTTTCAGCGTCAGGCACAAGCGTTTCGATGAACGTGGGCAGCGGCAAGACACTAACGCTTGGTGGGAATATAACGGGATCGGGAACGATCAATAGCGTCACCATTGGTCAGTCGTTGGCGGCTGCGGGATCGTTTACTACCCTAACCGCATCCAGCAACGTCACCCTCTCCGGCGGAACCGCCAACGGCGTCCTGTACCTCAACGGCTCCAAGGTGGCGACAAGCGGTAGTGCGCTGACGTTTGATGGGAGTTTGCTTTCAAATACTGGTCGTATTAAAACTGCAACCGGCTCAACTGGTGGAAGTTTTGATATTGGTTATGCAGCGAATACTGACAGTCGTTCATATCGAATCCAAAACGATTTTAATGTGTATGGTGATTTTGTTATTGCTCAAAGCACAACACAAACTGGGACGACATACAACGCCCTTTACTCTGCGCTGAATAGCGGCGTTCAGTATTGGTCTGTTGGCGGCTCCGAAGCCATGCGCCTCACCAGCACAGGGCTGGGGATTGGGACGAGTTCAATTTCAAGCAAACTGGTTGTAAAAGTTCAAACTAATGCGAATGCAGAATTTAGGACGACTGATGCAATTTTTGGCACGGTCGTTGGCGGCGTTGGTATTGATGCGCTTAATGACGCTCGTTCTTCTGTTGTGCCATTTGGCATTCGCGGCAGTACGCTTTCTTTTGGGACATCCGCAGGTCTTTCGGCAACCCTCGACTCCTCCGGCAACCTCGGCCTTGGGGTGACGCCGAGTGCTTGGAGTGTGTTTAAAGCGATGGAGTTTGGCGCTGGGTCTTTTGCCAGCATCTCTAACGCCGAAATTGATATTGTTCAGAACGCTGCTTATCTTGCTGGAACTAACTGGACCTATAACGCAACTGCCGCAGCAACCATGTACCGCCAAGGGTCTGGTGCTCATTCATGGTGGAACGCCCCCTCCGGCACAGCAGGAAACGCTATCACCTTCACGCAGGCGATGACGCTTGATGCGAGTGGGCGGTGGATGCTTGGGACAACTTCGCCGTTTAATGCGATTGGCGCAAGTATTCAATCCCAAAGCGGGACTTGGGCGGCAGGCATCCATTTGCGCGGGCCAAGCGTTTCAAACGGTTGCTATTTTGCGGCGTCTACTTCTTCGACCACGACTGACTTTGAAATTTGGAACGAGCAGAACGGCTACCTTCGTTTTGCCACCAACAACACCGAACGCGCCCGTATCACCAGCGGGGGGGATTTTGTTGTTGGGAAAACAGATACCTCGCTGACGAGTGCAGGGGCTTCAATCGAGGCAAGTGGCGTTGTTGGTATGTCAACGCTTGCAACAAATGTGTTGTACATAAATCGTCAAAATGACGATGGCTCGTTGGTAGATTTTCGTCAAGCCAACACTAGTGAAGGCAATATCTCAGTCTCCGGTACCACTGTCTCCTATAACGGCGGTCACCTGTCTCGTTGGTCACAACTGCCTGACGGTTCCAAGGATGACAACATCCTCAAGGGAACTGTGATGACTAATCTTGACGCTATGTGCGAATGGGTGAAAGATGGGCAACCTTTGCCTAATGAGCAGTTAAACCGCATGAAGGTGTCCGATGTTGAAGGCGATACCAATGTGGCAGGAGTCTTTGTCAACTGGACTCGTGATGAGGATTGCAACACCGATGACATGAATGTTGCCATGACGGGTGACATGATTATTCGTATCGCTCAAGGCGTGGTGGTTCATAAGGGTGATCTGCTCATGTCTGCCGGTGATGGCACTGCCAAGCCGCAGGGTGATGACATCCGAAGAAGCAAGACCGTTGCTAAAGTCACCTCCACCCATGTCACTTGCACATACGCAGACGGTTCCTATTGTGTGCCGTGTGTGCTGATGGCCTGTTAACTTACCCCTGAAAGGAAACTAACATGACCCCAGTTTGGCAAATCCAATGGATGCAAACAACCACCACATCAGCCACACCGCCTGAAGCCGTTATCACAGTGGGTTGGGCCTGCAACGGTGAGCAAGTAGACAATGGCAAGACGTACTCAGCCTCGGTTTATTCAACTTGCACACTACCACCGGCTGACCCTGCCAGCTTCATCCCTTACCAAGACCTGACACAGCAAGAAGTGTTGAATTGGATTTGGGCCAATGGCGTGGACAAAGCCAGTGCCGAAGCTGCGGTGCAGAGCAATATCGATAACCAGATCAATCCTCCGGTGATCACGCCACCGCTACCTTGGGCGGCTTAATCCATGAAGACATTCACGTTCACACTGGATGCGCAGCAAGCGCAAATGCTTATCAACATTGTTGGTAGCCTGCCCACGCACTCTGGCGCATACCCATTGTTTGAATTGCTAAAGACTCAAGCCGAATCGCAACTCCAAGATAGTCAAGGTGAAGGACATGACACCCACTGATAGCGCAATGGCAAAAATCGAAACCCATGAGGCCGTATGCGAAGAGCGATACGGACAGATCAACGCCAGACTCAAGCGCTTAGAGATGGTGGTTATGACTACGGCTGGAACGATCATCATTTTATTGCTGAACCTGGTGCTTAAGGTCAAGTAATGCTCACGCTTTTATCAACGCTCCTGTCATTCTTAGCCGGGGGCGTGCCTAAGTTGCTTGATCTTTGGCAGGACTCCAAGGACAAGGCGCACGAGCTAGAACTTGCCCGTATGCAAAACGAGCGTGAGCGCGAGTTAGCCGCCATGGGATTGCTTGCGCAACAACGCATCGAAGAGATTCACACTGAGCAAGTGGCGATGCAAACGCAAGCCGAAGAGATGAAAGCGTTGTATGCTCATGACATTGCAATTGGCGAGGGAACGAGTCAGTGGGTTAAGAACGCCAGAGCGTTAGTGCGTCCTGTGCTGACCTATGGCATGTTCATGCTATTGGTATTCGTTGAGATTGGCGGATTCTGGTACGCGTGGACAACGAACGTGCCATTCGATTTAATGCTTGATCAATTGTGGGATGACGATACGCAGCAGATTTGGGCCGCGATTGTGGCCTTTCACTTTGGGTCACGAGCATTTGCGAAATGATCAGCGAACGCGCCCTCCAAATGATCAAGCATCACGAAGGTGTGCGCGTGCGCCCTTATCGCTGTCCGGCGTTGCTTTGGACCGTGGGTGTGGGCCATGTCATTGACCCATCGCACATCAACATCAAAGTTGAAGAGCGCAAAGCCTTACCTATTCCGCCAGGTTGGGATCGCACCTTATCAATGGCGGAAGTTGATGAGATCCTTACAAAGGACTTACGCCGCTTTGAGGCTGGCGTACTACGATTGTGTCCTGCTGGTCTTACTCAGCCTCGCCTTGATGCACTCACATCATTTTCGTTCAATGTTGGGCTAGGCAACCTGCAACGATCAACGTTGAGGATGCGCCATAATCGTGGCGACTATACGGGCGCAGCAGTTGCGTTTAAGATGTGGACTAAAGCGGCAGGGAAAGAGTTGCCGGGCCTGGTCAAACGCCGCCGCGATGAAATGGCCCTTTACATGAGCAACTAATCATGCCACTTGTCCCGATCAAATTACCACCAGGCATTTATCGAAACGGCACCGAGTATCAGTCTCAAGGCCGCTGGTATGACGCCAACCTCGTAAGATGGTTTGAGGGAACACTTCGCCCAATGGGCGGATGGCGTAAATGGTCAAACAATCAAGTGTCAGGTGTGCCGCGTGGCATGTATGCGTGGCGGGACAACTCATCAAATGTTTGGCTAGCCGTTGGCAGCGCTTCCAAGCTGTACGTTTACCAAGGCGATGGCGATTACGCAGACATTACACCAACGGGTTTTAGCGCAGGCCGCACTGATGCCACAGGCTCAATCGGTTATGGCAGCGGTGATTATGGCGAGCAGGCTTATGGCGTTGCACGCATTCCATCAAGCAATTCAGGTGTGCTGCCCGCCACTACCTGGACCATGGATAACTGGGGCCAGTATCTTGTGGCGTGCAGCGACTACGATGGAAAACTTTACGAGTGGCAGTTAGACTTTGCAACGCCAACCGATGCAGCGGCCATTACAAACGCGCCAACGAGTTGTAAAGGATTGGTGGTTAGCGAAGAGCGATTCTTATTTGCCCTTGGCGCAAGTGGCGATCCGCGAAAGGTTGCTTGGTCAGACCAAGAGGACAACACAACATGGACCGCCGCCGCTAACAACCAGGCGGGTGACTTTATCCTTTCAACGCCAGGCTCGATTATTTGCGGGCGCCGCGTGCGCGGTGGGGTGCTGATCCTAACTGATGTGGATGCCCACTTGGCGCAGTACCAAGGGCCGCCATATGTTTATGGGTTTGAAAAAGTTGGCACAGGGTGTGGCGCGGTGGGCGTGTTAAGCATCGCCGCCGCTGATACGTTTGCTGTTTGGATGGGTTCTTCAGGCTTTTGGCTATACGATGGTTATGTGAAGCCTTTGTCATCTGATGTATCTGACTATGTGTTTCGTAATATGAACCGAGGCCAGATCAGCAAAGTGAACGCCGTACACAATTCAAAGTTTGCCGAAATTGTGTGGTTTTACCCGTCATCCGAGAGCAACGAAATTGATAGTTATGTGGTGTGGAATTATCGAGAAAACCACTGGACGATTGGCACATTGGGCAGGACCGTAGGAACGGGTCAGGGCGTATTTACATCACCACTGATGTGCTCATCCGATGGTTACGTGTATGAGCATGAGGCCGGATGGAACTATGATGGCAGTACGCCATACGCCGAATCGGGTCCGTATCAGATTGGCGCTGGTGATAATTTGCTTGTGGCGGATCAACTCATTCCTGATGATCTAACGCTTGGCGATGTAACGGCAACCTTTAAGACGCGTCTATACCCTACCGCTACAGAAACAACGCATGGTCCTTATTCGTTAGCCAATCCAACGTCAGTGCGTTTGCAAGGCAGGCAAGTCAAGGTCCGTGTGAACGGTAACAACAACACCGATTGGCGAGTAGGGATCATGCGTTTTAACGCCAAGCAAGGCGGTAAGCGATGAAACTTCCGCGTCCAGGTGTTAAGTATGACCAGATTGAAGAGCAATCGTTTCGGCGTGCGTTGGAGTTAGCAGACACTATCAATCGCAAAAAGAACGCTAACATCGAAATGGGTCAGGATGAACTGATCATTATTCGTTCGCCTAATGGCACGCGTTTTTACTTGAGCGTATCTAATCTTGGCGTTCTAACCGCCACAAGTATGTAAGGAATTGCTATGGCGCTGCCCGTATTTGACGATAACTGGTTTCAACAGGGTCCGGCTGAAAAGATTCGTCGGTTTATGGCGGCTGGAACCACGCTTGACGAATTAAGAAGTATTGCAAGTGATTCAGATATTGCTTGGATGCTTACGCCAGTTTCTCAAGGTGGCGGCGGATTTGTTGCGGCGCAACCTCCTGCGCCTGAACCTATACCTGAGCCGCCACCAACGCAAGGATTGCTTGATAGCGCTTACTACAATCCGGAGCCTGAGCCGTTGTTGTATTCATACGAGCCACCACCGCCACCTGTTTACGAACCGCCGCCACCTGTTTACGAGCCGCCTCCACCTGTTTACAGACCGCCAGTGCAAGAGCGCCCGCCCGTTGATCCTGCCACTGCAACAGTTACCGAAGCACAACCAGTGGCACTAACACGATCGGCGGCTGCGGCTGCGCCACAGTCTGAAATACTTCGTCCGTTTGGTGTTTATAACTGGGATCGATTTGGATCATTGGCGAGTAAGCAAGCGCTTGTTCAAAACATGCGCAATGACGGTTACAGCGTTCAGCAAATTAGAGATGAAATATCTAGGATTGAACCTGATAGGTCAGCGCTGACAGAAAGCAATTTTGAACTTCTTGGATTGGCGGCACCTGTTGTGGCGCAAACTGACGTTACAACGCAAACTGGTTTGCTTGATACGTCGTTGCAAACAGGGCTTGATCGAGGGGCAACAGTGAGAACGCAGCAGGATTCAACCGCATCCATTCAGCCAACAACAGTGAGAACGCAGCAAGACTCTACCGCATCCACTCAATCTTCAGCGATTTTGCGCCCATTTGGTCAGTATGAATGGGATCGCACCGCAAGTCTCGCCAATAAGCAGGCATTGGTGCAGCGCATGATCAATGATGGATTTACGCCAACGCAAGTACGCAATGAAATATCGCGCCTTGAGCCTGATAGGTCAGCGCTTACCGAGTCAAACTTTGAGTTGCTTGGATTGGCGGCACCGACAACAACGCAAACAACGCAAACGACAACGCAGCAACAAGTCAAGCCAACGACGCAACAACAATCGCGTGTAGTAAATATTTTTGGCCTTGATTGGGATCGTGACGCAACGCTTGAGCAAAAGCGCGGACTTGTTCAGCAGTTGCTTGCTATGAATTACACGCCAGCGCAAATCAGGGCGGAAATCATTCGGCTTGACCCAACACCCGTTGAGGCAACCTCATTTGAAGCGTTGGGCATACCGATCCCAACAACAAGAAGAAGTACCACTGAACGCACTGGCGGCACACGTCTTGAGTCAGGTGAGATGCAATACAACATTGCACCGATTACCGACTATGAGCAACGCGCAGGCTTGGCGCCGACAGGTTTGCTGAGTTACGGATATGGTCCAGAGCAAGGATTGTTTAGCGATATTGCAACGCGTCCCGAAGTGCGTCAAACGCAAGCGGCAAATCTTGCCGCCATGCAAGCCGCAGCACCAACTGCAAACACTGTGGCGGGTTTGGTAAATCGTGGATTGCTTACCAATCAAGCGCCAACAGCCGGAGTATTGGCGGCAAACCAGGCGTTGATGAATCAAGTGCGCAACGTGTCTACCCAAACACCGCTGGATAAAGCCGCGTTTTACAATCAGTTGCGCGGTCAGGGTTACAGCGATCAGCAAATTCAAAACCTTGTTGGCGCGTCCATTGGTTACCAAACGCCGCAAGATTTCAACTATCTCCGCCAACTCGGTCAAACCGTACAAATGGCGCCTCAACTTCAGCAGAGAACCCCTGAGAACAAGGCGTCTTACTTTAACGATTTGCTCAATAGCGGTTTGAATTACGATCAGGCATTGAGCGTTATCAACACGGGCGTTGGTCAGCAATCCAGTCAAGACTTGTTAGAGCTTGCCAGGCTGGCATCAGCGCAACGCGCACAACCTACGGCGATGATAAATACCGCGCCAGGTGCATTTAGCCAAGGTTTGCTGGCTGGCGGATTTCCTTCAGTAGCGGGTCAAACATTACTTGGATTTGGCGCGTGAATGATTTAGCGCACTGGGATCGATGCTCGCCATACCTTGAAGCGGCGTTGCGCTTTAGCCATGGAACGCATACCATTGAAGACGTCCGAAAGGCTGTTATTGACAAGGCGATGCAATTTTGGCCTGGTCAGCAATCCGCAGTCATCACTGAGGTCCACGTTTACCCGCAAAAGAAAGCGCTTCATTACTTTTTAGCTGGCGGCAAACTGGAAGAACTCTCAGCCATGCGCCCTATTATTGAATCGTGGGCGCGTCATATCCAATGCAACATGATCACGCTATCCGGAAGACGAGGTTGGATTCGTTCGTTTTTGGCGGATGAAGATTACAAGGAATGTTGGACGGTTATGTCCAAGGAGTTATCACTATGAGCAAAAGCGGCGGCGGTCAAACAACTCGCGTTGAACTTGATCCAGAGTTTAAGACGGCAGCGCTCGATGTATACGGCAGAGCGCAACAAATTGCCGATCAACCTTATACGCCATACCAAGGCGCACGCATAGCGGCACCAACTCAAGCCACGCTTACTGGTTTGCAGCGTCTTGCGCAAGTTGAACCAACTTCCGCCACAACACTTGGCTTACAGCAGTTAGCGCAAGCCGGGCAAGTTGGTCCAGGAACCGCAACGGTTGATTACGCAACGTCGTTGGCGATGCAACCATCAGGCATTGCGCAAAACATTGGGCAGTTTACCAATCCGTTTCAAACGCAAGTGATCAATACGGCGCTGCAAAACATTGAGATGCAACGCCAACAGCAACAACTTGGCAATCAAGCCGCTGCCACTCGCGCCCGCGCCTTTGGCGGATCGCGCCAGGGCGTGCAAGAAGCGCTAACAAATCAGGCAGCACTCATGGCCGCAGGCCAAACGGCTGGCAGTTTAGCTTATCAAGGGTTTGGTCAGGCGGCGCAACTTGCGCAGCAAGACGTTGCGGCTCGCCAGGCGCAGGCTGCGCAACTGGCAGGGTTAGGCGCACAGCAACAAGCAATCCGCCAACAACAAGCACAGCAATTGCTTAGTGCCGGTGGTGCTGAAGATGCTTTACGCCAAGCACAAGCGCAACAACTCATGCAAGTTGGCGGCATTGAGCAAGGCTTGCAACAACAGCAACTTGATTTGGCGTACCAAGACTTTTTACGCCAACAAGGTTATCCGTTGCAGCAACTTGGCATTCTTCAAGCCGGTCTTGGTCAGTTTCCCGCCGAGAATCAACAAATTTCTACGCAACGCATGTCCCCTGGTCAGCAGATCGGTCAGGGCGTTAGCACTTTGGCGTCGTTGGCCTACTTGTTTGCACCTTCAGACAAACGCATGAAGGAAAACATTGATCGCATGGATTCGCCGCTCTCCCAAATTGGGAAACTTTCCGGTTATGACTACAACTACAAGGGCGATGATCAA